AACGTCCGTAGGCGTGTTGTAAATGCCGGTGAACTCAAACGCGATAGTTGGGATCTCGCCCACAGCGCAGTTGAGCGAGAAAGTACCGCGGCAACCGGTGGCCTTATGGAGCACACCGTCGTTGTTGAAGTAGATGGTGACCGATTTAGGAGCGGCGTCGCTGTTGGGTTCGTAGGTGACGCTCACGCCAGCGCTCACGGTCTCAGTGAAGCTGCAAGCACGCAGCAAGGGGCCATAAGCCGGAGCGGTGCCAGCAGTGCCAGAACCTGCCAGCTCCACCTCGAAGTTGACCAGCACACGGGTCTGCGTCAACAGCTGCTCAGACTGACCGAGATAAGGACGGATCAGTTCACGGCTAACGGTGTCAGCCTCAAGCGGCGTCACCTCGATATTGCGCACCAGGATTGCGTTGCTACCTACTAGAGGGGTCGGATCAGTTCCGTAGGTAACTTCCAGTTCAGCCAGCAGCAGCTGGCGGCGAGAAAGCAGCGGCATGGCTTAAGGCCGGATGAGATCTTTCAATCCATCGTAGCCGGCTCAGCTTGTAGTCAGATTCGCGACTGAAGTGCGATAACGCACAAGATATTCGCAGCCAATCACGCCAGCGGGCTGATCGGCCTCAACCATCTCAAAACTGACGGATCGCGGATGCACATCGATGGCGTAACCGCCCAAGGTCAGATCCGCCATGATCTTGCTGTGTAGCGATTCCACCGTGGCATCAGCCTGCTGATCCGGCACGTTGCCGCGCACGATCACAGCGATCCGTACCGTCAGGCTCCAGTCCAGCGTGGGGAGGCTGGTGTTTTGCTCAGCTGTGTCGTTGATCGGTTCGATCACAATGGCCGGGCTTTCGCCACGCGCCAACGGTTCCACCCTGCTGCGGTAGATGCGTGTGCTGACGCCAGTGGTACCTGCCAGCGTGGCGGCGATCTGAGCCAGGATCGATTCGCGCTTGGTTGTCATGCTGACGCCACCTGAACCACTGTGCAGATAATGCCTGGGATGCTGGGATGGGTGGGAGTGCTGCCACCTGGCTCAGCGTGGATATACGCGGCAACGTTGCTCGTTGACCAGATCAGCTCGATGTAGTCGTTGGTGGTCAAGCCCAGCACGAAGTTCACTGTTCCGATCACGTTGCCATCAACGCCGCCATGGCTTGAGATGATGCTAAAGCGGCTGTCACTGGCAGGCACATCACCAAGGCTGCCTGCGTTGTTCTTGCGAAGCCAGACGTTGATGTCGTGGATCTGAGCGTCGCTGTTGCTGAACTGGATCGAGAAGGTGAAGCTGTAAATGCCCGGATGATCAACAGTGATCCGGCCATCTGAAATGATCCTTACGCCGCGGCTGCTCGCATCTGTCTTTCGCAGCTTGATTGGGTAGGCCGTATTGGCCAGGGCTGCTACCTGCGAGGTTTCATCCCAGAAGGATCCCCAGTACCCAGGACAGCCGTGATACGGCAACTTGTCCCATGAGGATCGTCCATCGCCAATCTTCAGATTCTTGGTGTCGCTTTCAAGGCCAGGCTCTCCCGCCATCAGCACAGGATTCAGCGATGCCCACTGGCTGCGAGTGTTGACCTTGAAAGGACCGCTCATGTCTTCTGAAGCCCAATCTGAACAAACTTGCCATCATCTAGCAGCATCACATCACGCACGGTGTAGGCGACCGTCGCAACAGAGATTGAACTGCCACGGCTCAGGTTTCCGAAATCGGACGCCTTAGCCGTCAGTGTGTAGTCAGTGCTCAACACCATGCCATCAGCCAGCACCTGGCTCGGCATATCCAAGATACCCAGTGCAGTAACGGCGCCAGCTGTGCAGCTGACGCCGAAGTCTGCCAGGAAGATGTCCAGATCTTCCGTAAGTGCCATCAGCTGTACTTTTTGGAGCCGAGGGCCTGAACCGACACAGCACCGGTGCCGCTACCACCGGTCACGGTAAAGAGCACGCGAACATAACGACGCAGGTCGTTGCTGTTCAGGTAGATCTTCTCGCGGAAGGCAGTGTTAGCAGCAGCAGCGGTAAAGCCGCCACCGGTCACATCAACAAAATCACCGGCAGTGGTGGTGTTGCTGTGCTGGATCTTGGCGGTCAGGGTGACGCCAGAGCCGGCAGCAGCAGCATCGATGATGAAGGCCACATCGCCCTCATAATCCACTAGGTCAACGTTGGCTGGAGTGCCAGCGCCGGTGGCGGACACCACTGCGTTGTTGTGGATGCTCAGCAGATCGGTCTTAGAACCGAGGTTGTGGATGGTCATTGCTTAGCCCTCCGTCGGGGGGATGGTGGTTTGGGTGCAGGTTGAGCAATGGTCTCAACCAAATCTGCCACTGCGGCAGTTGTCTCAATCGCTTTGCCGATACCGATCAAAAGCTTGGCGTCAGAGGAGGAAGCCTCTAGGACTTCCCCAACTCTGACGACCCGGCCCGCCAGCATCGTTTGCCGTAGGACCTTGATCAACATGATCAGAGGGTGTCGTTACCGCGGCTGAAGGATTCAGGGTGGCGAACGGCGATGTCCACATCCTGCATCGCGACCACGCGGACGGTGCCGGAGGTGCTGTGGGTGTAGGGGTCAACCATCAGATCCAGGCCAGAGAAGTAGCCGATGATCAGATCAGCGAAGTTGCCGAACCACAGATCACCAGATTCAACTTGGTTGGACAGCACACCGCGGTAGCCGTTCACCTCGTTGCCTTCCATGACGAACAGGCCGGAACCTGCATCCTTGGCCTTGGTTTTGAGGCCGCCGCGCATTGCAGCGTTCATCAGGTAGACGGGGCTGCCGAGCAGTGCGTTGGCGGTTGCCACGTCGCTCTCCAGTGCCACCACCTCAGCGAAGGTGGGGATTGCAGCGGCGAAGTTCTCGGTGCCGATGCCGGTGGTCAGCTTCAGGCCGAGGGGCTCACCGTTGGAGCCAGTGCCATAGAGACCAGCCAGGTCGATTTTGAGTGCCAGCACACGGGCCAGATCGCTGCGCACCATGTTCTCCACATCAATGGAGGACTGGATCATCAGGCGACGGCTGTAGTCGGTGAAGGCCGCAACAGTCTTAGGGGTCAGGCTGACCTGATCCACAGTCTGCTGGCTCTCGGTAGGCGAGCCGGATTCAGCCACCCAGTAAGCGGTGCCAGCACCGGACTGGCGGGGGATGGGAACGTTGCCGGTCAGGCCGGTCAGCACGGTAGCACCAGCTTGATCCAGAGCGGATGCATTGCGCAGCAGATCGATGAAGCTGCCGGCATCAAGCTCAGTGGCCACCAGGTTGCCGCCAGCGGTTGCAGCGCCAACGGTCAGATCACGGCGCAGCACATCCTGAGGGATGGTGATGCCACGGGACTGACGGCCGAGCTTGGCAGCAGCAGCATCAGATGCCTCGATCTCGAATGCAGCAGCATCACGAGCCGAGCGATCGGTGGGGTTAGCGAGATAGTTGATGGCACGCAGGAAGGAGAAGCTGCGGCTCTCCTTCTCGGTGAGGCCGATTTCAGCGGCGCTCATGGTCACAGGCTCCTGTTTGATGTCGAGTTTGTCGAGCACAGCAGCGCGGGCCTCGTCGATAGAACGACCAGACTCGATCAGCTGGCGGCCGAGATCGGCCATGTTGTGCTTGTCGCACAGTGCAGAAATGCCAGCGATGCGGGAGCGCTCAGCCTCAGCGGCTTCGGCCCGCACCACGGCCAGATCAGTGGTGGTGTTTTCCATTGAAGGAATGGGATCGGGTGTTGGTGCTGCCGAGGCAGCGGACTCGGCCTCAAGAGCTCGGCCAATGCCGACGCCGGGATCAGCCGGCACCGACACAACCGAAACCTCATAAGGAGACCAGGCAGTAGCAACAAAGTCGCCGCTGCCGCGTTCCTCCATTTTGTCAATGGAGTAACCAAAGGAGACGTTTCGTAGAACGCCATCCTTGACATCGCTCAAGACTTCCTGAGCGAATGGGTTGCGGCTGAACCGCACTCGAGCGTAACCGCGTCGTTTCTTGCCATCGATATAGGCGCGTTCAACAACACCGATCACGCGATCCGGGTTGTGGTTGAACAGCAACGGTGCGCCATCGTTCAAGCGGCTGAGATCAGCAGCTTTAACGTCATGGCTCAGGATCTCGTTGCCGAAGTAACGGGCAACAGGAAACTCAGAGCTGAAAGGAAACTCATAGGTGCGATCCTCCACCTCGTCGAAGGTGGTGAGCTCAGCGCGTTGGTGGCGGCCAATGCCGGGCATGGTGCGCTCCTCGCCAGTGGCCTCCTCAAACATGATGGGATCCATCTCGTTATCAGCCAGCCATTGCCGCGCCTCGTCAGGCGTGAACTGCTGCGCATCGAACCGCACTGCTTGAATCTCGCTCTCGCCTTCCTTGAAGCCATAGATGAAATCAACGCCCTCACCGCCAGCGTTGTTCTCACGACGCAGTTCGTCGTACTGATCGGGATCAGTCATGCGGGCAGCGTGCTCATTTGGATAAGGCCGCGCCTCTTCCATCTTTCTATCCTGCAATGCCTTGATTCTATCGGCCTTTGCGTTAGCCCAACTCTGACCGGGATCGCCGCCCCATGCCGCCCATGCAACGCGGCCGGGTGATGGGTATCCATCCTCATCAGGGCTGAAGCCCTCGCCCTGCTTGTCAACCTCATGGCGCGCAAACCATGCCGCCATCGTGATCACAGTGTCGGCGCTCAGTTCATCACCGCTCAGGATCTGACGCGCTCTGGCCGCGGCCACCTCAGTGCCGCCAGCTTCGCCATCAGCTTTCCAGTCGCGGTAACGCTGCGCCTCTTCCCTCATGCCATCAGTTGGCATCAGGTCGATCTGTTCGCCAGCAACGATTGCCATCAATCCTCAGGCGCCTCGGTGGGATCCTCAAGCACGGACTCTTCTTCGTATTCCTCTTCCTCCATTGGTGCCTCGGTATCGCCAAAGGGATCAATGGATCCCGATGGTCTTACCTGTGTCAGACCAGCGTTGCTCACCTCGCTCGGATCGGTATCCGTCACGATGTCCATCTCATCCAACATCGCCAGCTCCGCCTGACGTGCCACCAGCACATCATCAAGATCGCCGCCTTGCTCTGCGATCACTTGGCCCAGTGTCTTGAAGCCACAGCGCACCGCGGTCTTGTAGGCATCCACCTCACGCTGCGGGTCCACCCATTCCCAGCTACGTGGCACCCACCGGCTGGCGCGGTAGCGGTCTGGGTTGGTCTCATAGCCCGGCAGGTTCAGCGTGCCGCTCAGCACGGCCATGTCAAGCCATGACTCAAACACCTGCTGATGGAAGTTCTCCACCATGTAGCGCTGCAGCACGCGGTACGTATCGCGCTCCTCCAACAGGCTCAGCCGGCTGCTGCTGTAGTTGCTCTCTGAGAAGTTCTTGCTGATGCTCTCGAAGCTGACGCCAACGCCAGCCGCCACAGCACGCAGCATCGAACGGGTGAACGGCTCCAGCTGCCCGTCAGGTGCATTCAGATCCGGCACTGATACCGACTCGCCAGGAGCCAGATACTTGAACACACCGGGCGTGAACTCGCTCACCCGGTCGCCCTCGTAAACCTCATCACCGATCAGCTCGCCCTCAGGACTGCTGATGAAGCCCATCAGCGCGGAGCTTGCACGAGCGCGCACCACCTCAGCCTCCTCGTACCCCTGCAGCATGTGTAGCCGCATCAGTGCTGACGCAAACCACGTCACGCCACGCGTCTGGTTCGGCCGCTCCGGCAGGAACAGATGGATCACCTCATCAGCAGGAACACGCACGCGGCGGCCATTGGTGCGCGGGTTGCCGGCGTAGGTATCACCAGGATGGTTCGCGTAGAAGTGGTAAGCCTGCGGCCGCAGGTAGCCATCCACCTCGATGCCCATCCGCACGGTGTTGCCTTCAGCAGCCTGTGGGATGTCGTCGTCGATCAGGTAATCAGCCTCGAGCACCTGCAACGCAAACGGCACCTTGCTATCGCCAAACGGCCGGCGGATCATCCGCACGAACACCTCGCCGCTCTCCGCCATGCTGCGCACCAGCAGGCGCTCGATGTCATGGAAGCCAAGGATGCCGCTCACATCACAGCGGCTCTTGTGCATCCACTTCTCCCATGCCTCGTGGATCTGGCCGTTGATTGCCTCATCCAAGCGGCCACCACGGAGCATCCGCACCTGCCCCTGATGGCGGATGCCATGACCGATCACGTTGTTCTGGATCGCCCGTAATGCCTGCCGCGCATAGTCGTTATCGCGGCACAGCTGACGCGCGCGATTGCGCAACGCCTTGAAGCTGCTCTTGATTTCGCTGTCGGCACTGGTGCCACTGGTAACCCAGTCAGCCGTCAACCTGCTGACACGCGCACCCTGATACGCACGCCGCTGGGGTCGTACCGGCTCAAACCCCATTGCCTTGAACAGCCGCGTGCGCAATCCCATCAGAACCTCACGAACAGGTTGTGCGGATTGCCGAGACCATTGGCCATCAGCTGCGCCATCTGCTCTCGCTTCACCTCAGCCTTCAGCTTAGATTCCAGCGCCATCAGATCATTCAAGCTGTAACGGCTCAGGCTGCGGT